GACTAGTGCCTTCGCTTGCGAAAGGAGGAAATACTTTCCCATCGATCCTACTGCTGTGGGATCGAGTATGTCGAGTTGCGGCAACCACGCCTCAAGTGACTCTCGTGAGAGAGTCGCCGGGTAGGGCGGCAGCTTCTCGCCATATCGAAATGCTATTTCCGACGCCAACGTGCTATAGAGCTCCCGGTGAAAGTCCGGGCCTCTACGCTGTATGGTTAAAGTTGCTTCTCGCAACCTTTTCCACAGCTTGGGGTTCATTACGAAACTCCGATGGTTTGTGTGGTTGGGGCGCTACCACCCTGATAACCAGGACGATAGCCAAAATGACGAGCGCAAAGCCCGTCAACCAAATGAGATCTCGGTTCACCAGAATACCAGCCGCTTGTTAGTAGCTGATTTTCTGAGTCTTCAGCAGATTCTTGAAATCTGCCGACGCCACATAGGCGCCGATATCCGCACACATCGCATCCACGTCGGCCGCTGCGAAGCCCACCGGGATGCTCGCTTGGATGTCGAAGATACCTTCCCAGGAAGGAGTCTTCGCGCCCGTGAGAGTCATCGTCCGCGTGAGTTTGGCTTGCGCCCGTGCGACACCGCTGAACGTCGAAGTCGGCTTGGCTGCAGTGCGACGGAGGACGAGATCGTCCTTCGTCGACGCAGTTTTGGCCGGCCCGATGTAACCCACGGAATTGCTTCCGTAGGAATCAGCGTTGTACGCCTTGGCATTGACAGTGAGGGTCATTTCGAAGTTTTCTTCGTTAAGTTGAGGAATCCAGACCTATCGATCCGATAGATTCTGGTAGTCAGCGGCCTTACGAACTCCCTTTCGCGAGGGATTCCGGCGCCGGTGCTTGATGAGATCATCAAGCTCCGACATCTGGCCGCTATCTCTGATCTTCGACGCCTGCTGCGTGAACAACGCAACAGAGTCTAGCATCCTTGTCAGTTTGTCGAACCTGAAGTCCGACTTCCATCGTAGGGATGCTTTCAGAGGTAGTACCGTTCGCTGTTTGTAGGTGATCGTCCGGGTTTGCGGAGGAGGCGTCTGAGAGGACAGCAAGTCCATCGAAGACACCTTTCCTGGGTTTAGCACGGCTCCCGTGTAGGTAGTCGTGTCCACCCTGGTCCAGTTGATCACTAACCCTTGGCCAACGTTTGAGAAACCGATATCTGGTAGTAGGGCTCCGAAGAGGTCCCCTACGTTTAGGAACCAGTCAACGACAAACGAGTGGGACTTCAGCTCCCAGGGGACGGACAACAAGTCCTTCCACCCGAGCCCTAAAGCACCCCACACGTCCAGTTTGACGTTGTCTAGGCTAAAGGCTTGCACCGTGAGGTTTTGTTCCACACGTGAAGACCTTAGGAAGTCGATTGTACCGGCGTCCGTATGCGGGGGAAGAGTGGTGTTTGTTACACTCGACCACCGCTCCGTGGCGCGCGTTGTCATCAACCTCTGACCTAGTCGTTTCTCAAGTCCAGCAATGATTCCCTCAAGATCCTTGATAAGGGGTGCGAACCCATACCGAGTAGCGAGGTACTGTCCAGCAACTTCCTCAGTGAGCTTCCGGGGTCGTGAAGACCCTTTCCGCCCATAGAAGATTGTGTTCTGGATACGGCGAGCGCGATCGAAGATGTCTTTCAACGTCCCGAACGTCTTATCCATCTCTGCGAGTGACTCGTAGAGATTGGACTCACCGTACTTCCCGCGTTTTGCGAGAACAGCAGTACTCACTAGACCTTGGAGGCGCTCGAGCTCTTCATACGGGAAGCCCAGTGTGGGCACACTAAAGTCCAGACGATCCCCATACATGGGGACCGTCGATATTCCGGACATGTGACGTGACGCGTTTTGCGTCCCACCCCGCCGGAATTGGGTATAGTGTGCGTTAGCTGTGCCACCGCATGCTTGAGCCTTGTTGCGGACCAACCAAGCCGCATCACCGTTCCCTGACCAACTCACCATGGCTTTCACCATGGGGTGGAACTTAAAGCCCGAGAGGCCCTGTTTAGGGGCCGGAGGGTCACCAGCGATATCGTCCATGTAGTCGATAGAGCTGTAGTTCGTACCGGGCAGCGCAGTGAAATACGCTGACCAAGTCGGAGAAACGGTGCAGGTCGACGTCGTGTACTGTTCGTACTTGACGTTGTTCCCGTCATTCTGGAGCACATTTCTGTGCCGGAATCGCGGTTGGTACATAGTCTTAAGTTTGCCGGAGTAGATTTACGCGCGGGGGCTGATTAGACCCCCAAACGTAAGTGAGCGTGGATCGCGAAGATCCACGCTCGTGCCGTCTTACGGCGGCACAGAATGGGAATCCTTTCTCAACCGTTACTGCTGCAAGTATGAGACCTTGCCCTTGAGATCAGTCCAGATGACAGCCAGCGAATGGCCCTCATTCAGATTGTGATACACAAAGACAGGAGCTCGGGGAGGAGTGTTTACACTTTCCTCCTTACAGTGCAGCAACCACCCAATGAAGTCCGCGAGTACGCGTTCCTCACTAGTGGTCAGCATCGATGGGTTCGCACCCATGGTGATGACAAG